CACCTGTTGCTAGGTAAGCAGCTGGTGCTTCGGTTGAAACATAGGAAATGATGCCAGCGGATGATGCTGCAACTGCGGTGGCTTGTGTTCCACCTGCGGTCAATGCTGCGATTACTGCTGCATCAGTTGCCTTGTTGTAGGCGCGTGTCATGTTATCGACCATTGCCTGGAAAAAGTCTGGGGATGAACGCTCTAGTAGTTCTACTGAATAGCGTTGCATTCCTGCAAACTTGTTTACATCAAGGTTGACGTATGAGGATACAATGCCAGTTTCTGACGGGCCAGCACCTTCGTTGGTGTCAGCTACTGTGCCACTGGTTGTGATTTTTGGATGGCTGATAACCATGCCTGATGCAGTGATGGCGCGTGAGCCAATCGCATCGATGGCTGGGCGTGAGCCAATGGATGTGTCGATAACGCTGTTTACATACTGCACTGGGGTGAACGCTGGGTTCGTGCTGAATGAATCATCGGCTGCCATAACATACTGGGCTGAATCATGGTTGCCCATTTTGGCCTTGATGCTGTGTTCCAAGTAGGAAGCCTGGCTGTTGATTGGTGAACGTGGCTTAGCGTAAGCCACTGGTGCTGCGGCATGAACAACCGCTGCTGCGGTCACTTCATCTGCCACTGGTGCGGTTGTTTCTTCCACGATGTTCTCCTGTGGTTGTTCCTCGGCAGGTTGTTCTGCTTCGGTGGTTTCTGGGTTTTCCTCATCGGCCTCTGTGGCTGCGACTTGGGAAATCTGTGCATCTTTGAATGCTGGGTTTGTTACATGAGCAACTGCTTCGAGTTTGGCCGCTGATACGACCATCACGCCTTTTTCGATGGTGTATTCACCTACATTGGCCTCGATGCTAAATGCCGGGCGAAGTCCCTCGGATGCTTCAACGAGTGCATCATTGCCTGCACCCGTTGGCGCAATCTTGAATGCCATCGAAATACCTGCTGGGGTGATTTCCTCTGATCCTGCAATACCGCGACCCAATGGGCGTGTGCGGTCATGTTCCATGTTCAAAACAATTTGACTTGGGTCAATTTCACCAAACGCGCCAAACTCAAAGCGCACTGGGCCAGCCGATGTGTTGCCAACTTTGGCGAACGGCACGACAAGGCCTTTGATGGTTCGAGTTTCTGTGTCGGCAGCTAGTACCTGACCCTCAAAACTAAGTTGCATTTGCTTCATTTCCTCTCGGTGCGAGATCCATTTCCTCACGCGCTTCATCTACGCTAATTAAGCCGTAGTCAAGCATCTTGCCCAAAACTTCAATTTGTTCAAGTGGGTTTCCGCGCAAGTAATCGTCTAGATCAAATCTGACCTTTTGGCCTCTAGGAGTGACATCGACCATTGTCAAGCGTTCCTCGATGCAACTCATGAATGGGCGCAATGAGAAATCGACAAGGCTTCGGCGTTCCTGGCTCACGTTGGAGTAAGTCGCGCTGGCTGATTCGGCGTTGATGTACCAGGCAGGGATGTTGCACATACGAGCAATTTCAGCTGCGGTGTTCAAGCGTGATTCAGTAAGTTGCATTTGCCCGGCATCGTAGCCAAAGGTTGTTACATCCAATGGGCCTGAAAGATAAGCGGTTGATCGTGTGGCTCGGGCTTGCTTCCACTGGGCCAGTAGGCTTGACACCTGCTCTGGCGGTAGATCCACGCCACTATTCTTGATTACCATTGTTGGGTTTGGCTCGCTAGCCATACGCTGAACGGCTTCCTCTAACTTCAAGGCTGTTGAGATAGTGCGGCCACCTCGGTTGAGAATGCCCTCGTCAATACCACTAAACATGATCAGCGATCCCACACCCGTGGCTGGCATCAAGCCGCCCTCGATGTAAAAGCCGTTCACGATTTCTTGGGTATTCAAATCAGTTGTAAATGTAACCCGTGTCGGATCAATTCGGCGAGCCTGTGTTGGTCGGCCATCCTCGGGGTTTACTTCAAGCACTTGCCAGAATGATCGGCCATGAAATAACAAATCCTCGACAGTCCAAGCCATAGTCACAGCTAGTGGGATGGCTGGATCAGGCTGTTCAAGAATCTTGCGACCCTCGACTTTTGCGCCAGTGATCATGTTGTATGAGTTTAAGCCAAGGGTTGAAATTGTGCCTGCAATGATGTTGCGAGCGCGTGCCACTGCTGGCACTTGCATTGCGCTTGATCGGTCAACTCTAAAAGTGTTGAACGGGGTGAAGTATGCATCCTGATAGAACGGGATGGCGATGCCTGCACGCGCTTCGATCTGTGGCTTCTCGTTGGGTGTACCCAGCAAAAAATCTATGAATCCCATTCTTGCATTGAAACACAAACAACTGACTTTAGATAATTTTGTCGCGCTTTGTCACTTTGTTGCGCGTGTTGTCACATCAACTGGCTGGCTAGTCCTAGTGGTTCTTGATCCCTCTGGTTTAGCCAGCCAGCCTCGATGAGAACCCAAGGCAGGGTTATGCACTAACTATAGTCACACTTTGTTGTGGCTCGGTGGCATGACCCACCGCCATGACTAATGCAACCGCCGCGCTGATTGGTACTTGCGCCGCTCTGCGAGCAATACGCCAACCGCCATCGCTGGCAGGTCTACGAGCGCAACTGACCAAATGGCTGTGCATAGTTTCTTGGGCTGGGTGTAGCAGCTGGCGTGACTGCATGGCGTTCATAGTCTGATCGCACATGATCGCAAAGTTCGCCGAGTTCCAAGGTGTTGGCGCAACTGGTACACCAGCCTGCGCAAGTCTTGGCGCGATGTACCCAGCAGTATTTGGATCATAAGCCAGAACTCTTGGGCGATAGCGTCGAGTCAGTGTGGCGATCTCGCCAGCAAGTTCAAGGTCATTGATGCCGCCCTCTTTTTTCCATTCGTGCAGGAATACGGCGTAGCCCTTTTCTCCCTGTTGCAAGGTAACCAAACAAGCCAATTCGCGGTTAAAGTTCAAGTCCATCGCCATCCAAGTTGGCAGGCCATCCTCCAAAGCCACTTCGGCCTCGCATTCGTTCCAGATTTGGATCGGCCAGGGCGAATCGATGGCATCTGTCCATTGGCACAAGGTCTCGGTTTTGAATGCATCTGGGCTGTCAAAGGTTGCGGCATCTTTGATGTTTTGTTCGTTGATGGTGAAGCCCAAAGCAGGGTTGGCGTGTTTCCATCCCTCTACATCGTCAACCGATGAGCCTGCCGCCGCGCTGTATTCGTAGTAACCCATGCGATCACTAGCAAAGGTCAAAGCCCTGCGCCGTTGCTCATTTAGCACATTGCTAGTCAAGTCGCCAGCGTTGCTTGTCCAAAATACTTGGGCATTGGGTCTGGCTCGGGTGATCGGGGTGACCGCTGCCCATGTGGCTTCGTCAATTTCTCGAAGTTCATCGACATAAAGCAAGTCGGCTGATGCGCCACGCGGCCCCTCGCTCGTAGCTGCTCGGATCGAGTATTTGCGAATGCGCTCACACTTACCGCCACACGACTTTGGGTAATGGTGGCAATACACCTCTAATTCCTCTTGGCCGTTAGTCCGGGAAACTCGCTTGATCCGCTTTCGCATCCAGTCCAGGCTTTCGGCCATGTCCACTGTTTGCTTAAAAGTGTCCAGCGATAATTGCCGAGTCTGTGACATGGCGATGGCATTCTTTTCACCAAAAACATACAGGCCAGCAAGAATACGCATTCGCATCATATGAGTCTTGCCATTCTGTCTGGCTACAAGAATGCCGACCTGCGACCTAGCCCAGCGACCATTGGGCAAAATCTGCAAGGCATCATCCAGCACATACTTTTGCCAATCTAAAAGTGGGACTCCAAGTTCGTCAGCTAGTGCCGCCACCACTGGCCCTGCGCTGGGCAGGTTTAGTGGCTGGCTTTGAATCCTTGGTTTTGAGTAACCGTAGATAGTCTCCGACATGGTTTGTCCCATCATTTTCCTCGCCCTGTTTTCCTGCTGTTCGTGTTTCAACTGTCAAGTGCAGCTGCTGCAATACGTTTAAGTATTTAGCGGCCAAAGGTGTTGCCTCTTTAAGATCACCCATGTCAAAGGCAGTGTCAAGTGCCAGGGCGATGCGCCGAGCCAATGTCATGGCCGCTACATCGGTGGGGGCGATCCAGTTTGCCACCGAGAGTGCCGAGTTCAAGGATAGGTAGATGCCCATCGGTTTATCCTCTGGCGGTTCTGTTTTGTTTTGGGTCATGACCTAGGCCTTTCGGTTGTGGGTGGATCAAATCTGACCAATCGGGGAGAAATAAGAGA